TGCTCAATCTTTAGCTTTTCCAAGATATGGTAGCTATTTTGATCCTAAATTAGGTTTTGATGTGACGCTAGACGGTGCATCAATTCCTAACAGGATTACCAATGCTACATTTGAACTTGCTTATCACTTGTTGAATAATGACGGTTTGTTGGATGATACTGGAAGTGTTAAAGACATTTCTATTGGTCCAATTCGACTGACTGGAATTAAAACAGCAAATGGTTTACCAGGTAACGTACGTAGATTAATCCGTCCCGTGTTGTTGAACCGTGGTTCTTCTTCATGGTGGAGGGCTAATTAATGAGCTATAAGTCTTTGATAAATTCAAACCTTGTCAAAGCCTTCAATCTCGTTAAAGATCTCGCAGAAGATGTTGTATTTGTTAGAAACAACGTGACTGGTTTCGATTTTGGAACTGGTCAGGTTGAATCTGGCGCATCTCAAAACTTAACAATCAAGACTATAGTTATAGATTCTGAAAAGAAATCTAAAGAACATAATGCTAATAAAAAGCATGTCATGTTTAAAACTAAAGACCTTGGAGATGTTACAGCATACGATCATCTGCTTATCAACGGTGTTATTTGGAAGCTTGGACCTGTAGTGAGAAATAGTGGTTTCATTATTCTTGCAGAAATATACAAGGAGGTTTAATATGGGTAAGTATGAAAACCTTCAAACTAATATATTTTCTGTGTTTAATAGTAACCAATGGAAATCTGAAAACATAAAAACATTCCCAGTCAATTACATTCAGCTGAATGCTGGTAATGAGTTTATTAAGGTTTCTATCATACCTAGTGGAAAAGGTATAAATGCGCATTCAGTATCTGGAATCTTAATCATTGATATATTTATACCTGCAGGGAATGGGCCTAAACGCGCTTCTCTTATTGCAGATAAGCTTGATCATTATCTTGTAGGAAAGAGTTTTTCTACGCAAGATGGTAACACACAGTTCATCCAAAACAGTTCACTTGATTTTAAAGGACTGGATAAGGATAATGAAACGTTATTTAGATCAAGTTACACAATCCCTTTCACTTTCTTTGGAGTAATCTAAAATGGCTCACATTTCTTCTATCGGCGCTGGCATGTATTCTGACTTGGCTGTCTCTACACCTGTCTCGCCTCTTTCTGCTGCTGCTTTGGCCGCTTTGGACACTGCTGCTGAATTCCAAGCTCTCTTTGCTACCGAAATCGAATCGGTTGGTGGTACTAAAGCCGCTAACAGCTTTGTGCGTATCAAGAACGTGCGTGAATTCCCTGCCATGGGTACGCCACCTAACGTGGTGAACGTTCCTGTGTACGGTTCGGCTACCTCTCAACAGATTCAAGGTCAAGCTGATGCTCCTTCGATGGAAATCACTTTGAACTTCGTTGCTGCTGAGTGGGCTAAAGAAGCTGGCAACATTCTGGGTAACATGGTGGGTGACGGCAACCAATACGTGTTCCGTTTTGCACTGATGAACTCTGAATCCACTGGTTCTGGCGCTACTAAGTACGCTTCTACTTCGGCTGGTCTGGGTACTGTTCAAAACAGCCAGTACTACTGGATTGGTAAGCTGGAAGCTCTGCAAGTGACCCCTCAGTTGACAGATGCTAACACTGCCACTGTGACCATCACTATTCAGTCTGACTTCTACGGTGCTTACACTGTCTAATCAGTAAATTGTTGGGGAGTATCTCTGTCGCGAGAATACTTAAATGATATTGCTATTCAAGGCGTCCCCAATTTATTAAAGAATTATTATGGATCAAGATAATCAAAAACCTTTTAGCCAAGGTTATGTGTTGAGGACTACGGCTAAGCACATGCGAAAGAGTATTGATATCAGCATTCGAAAGACATTCGAAAGAGTGCCTGAGTTTGCAACAGATCAAGCTAAGTCGCAAGAGGTTTTCAAAACTCTCGCATTTTTACATACAATGAGGAAACAGCTAGATGACTTCCAAGCTAGTAATTCCGAAAATTTCAAAGGTGAATAATATGGCAGAAGGTATTAAAGGTCTGGTTGGTCGTAAAATGACCAAGACTTATAAATTCATGGGTGAAGACGTCAAGATTTCGAAACTGAGTGTTTCTGAAGTCATGGAAATCCAAGAGCGTGCTAAAGAGTTGGAAAACAACGATTCGGCTGGTTTGGAAGTTCTGAAGACTGTTATCACAGCATCTGTTGAAGGCGCTAAAGATTTGTCTGATGAAGACTTCAAGAATTTCCCTATGGATGAGCTGTCTAAGCTGTCTGCCGAAATCATGAAGTTTTCGGGCATCGGTGCAGAACAGGGAAAATAATTCTTTCAGATGAAGATCTGTCTATTTATGAGATAGCTTTTCATCTGAGAATGCCTGTTTATAAATTGTGTCAGGAAATGACATACGAAGAGCTTAAAGGGTGGTTTAATTATTTTGAACAAAGACCGTATGGTTGGCGTGATGATGATCGAACACACAAACTCCTTCAAGCTCAGGGTGTCAAAGAAAAGCCTTGGAAGATATTCCATACGCTAGATGCAATTTATAACAGACCTGCAAAAGAAGGTTTCAATCCATCTGCTTTCAAAGCTTCTACAATGTTCCACAAAATGCTTAAAGCTAAAGGCGGTGATAAGGTTAATTATGATTAAAATCAAAGTTAATTTAGACCTAGCTAAACAGTTTGAGACTGCTGTGGCTGATGCAAAAGCTAAACAACTTAATTCAATAGTTGAAGCTCTTAAAGATGCTACACCTGTTGACACTGGCTTTGCTAGAGATAGTTGGAAAACAGATGGTAAGACCATCACAAATGATGCAGATTATATTGATGAACTTAATTCGGGTCACTCTAAACAGGCACCGTCTTACTTCATTGAGCAAACATTGTTAGCACAACCGGGTGTACTTCCCAGTGGAACAATCGTAAGGTCAAAATGACCGACTACCCGCTAGAGAAATCTGGCGGGTTTTATTTTGTGTTAGAAAGGCTACTATGTCCGGTATTTTAATCGATGTCGATACTAGAGCCGAATCAGCTAAACGCGACTTGCAAGAGTTGAATCGTAACTTAGCGGCTCTTATCAAAAACACAAGCGCAACTAGCGCTTCTTTCAGTAAAGTAAAAACAGACAGCTTCAAAAATGTAACTAAGGATATTAATTCCGGGATTAAAGCTTTTTCAGCTTTCAGAGATTCTGGCGTTAAGTCTGTAGGTGCTGTCGATAACTCAGCGTCATCGTTGGGTAAAACGTTAAATAGTGTCAGAAATGGCGCTATTGCATTAGGCTCTGCGTTTCTTGCGTTACGTGGTGTTAACGCTTTTAACAAGGCTGCTGACGATCTTACTAATATTCAAAACAGACTTAAACTTGTAACAAACGGTACTGATGAGTTAATCCGTAAGCAAGTTCAGTTGTATACATTGTCTAAGGAGACTCGTTCTTCTTTTGCAAACACTGCAAGTACTTTTGTTGATTTCTCTAAATCTTTACAAAACACTGGCACTAGCCAAGAAAAGATTTTAAATGTGGTTAGGACTATCCAACAGGCCTCCACAATCTCTGGATCATCTGCTGAAGCCATCAACGGTGCTATGATTCAGTTAAACCAAGGTATTGCATCTGGAACTCTTCGTGGTGAAGAATTGAACTCTGTGATGGAGCAGATGAAGTATCTGGGTATTGGACTTCAACAAGTATTGGGTAAGAACGCTGGCGAACTTCGTAAGTTTGCTGAAGAGGGTAATCTGACTACGCAAGTGTTGTTAGATGCTCTTGAAAAGATGGCGACTCAAACTCAATCTGATTTCAATAAAACATCTTCTACTGTTGAAGGTGCCTTAAATCGAATGAAGTCCGCTGTTTCGTACTCTATTGGTGACTTCAACAAGTATTATGGTGTTTCTGATAAATTTGCCAATAGACTCAATGCTGTAACAAATGGTATTGAACAAGCAAACACAGGTCTCACAAGTGGCATCTTTGTTCTTAAGGAATCAATTAAGAACTACATTAGACAATTTGATTTGTTTGATGCTGTCGAGTTGACAGCTAAAGCTGCATTAAAGCTTGAAATCACACCGTTTGAAGTTTACGATAAATACGAACAGTACAAACAAATTAAATCTTATCTTGACAAGTTTCAAAAGTTTATTGGTAGAGATCAAGAGATTAAGGTTAAAACAAGACTGACACAACCTGAAGGTGTTGATG